AAGAGTTAGTGTTCGCAGCTTTACATCATGACTTGGGTAAGGTTGGTGATTTGGAACACGACTATTACATTCCACAAGATTCAGATTGGCACAGAAAAAATCAAGGTGCTATCTATAAACACAATCCTTCTCTTCAGTATATGAAAGTACCCGATAGAGGATTATGGTTACTTCAACACTATGGTGTTAAGGTTACGGATAAAGAATACATTGGAATTAAATTAACAGATGGTTTATATGACGAAGCAAATAAATCTTATTTGATGTCATACAATCCTGATTTTAATCTTCGTTCTAATATGGCTTACATATTACATCAAGCTGATATGATGGCTACACA